GACAACCTTTGTTAACTATTGGTGGTGCATCAAACACTCAGGCCTCATCAGACCCACGCCGGGATGAGGTCGTTTGGAATGAGCATAAACTCATTCACAAACTCAAAAACAGGCGTCAAAAGAGACATAGGCAAGTCTCTACAAAACTTGTCGTTGCATTAGTCAATAGAGCCCGCTCCAAGTATGCCAATATGAGTGACTGTGAAAGCAACCGCTCCATTGTTGCGCATTACTTGAGGCGTTGTATGAAAGAAAATAATTTTAGGGACTGCGACATCCCTATACATTGTGACTATGCAACTGACACCTTCTTTTCCGTTCCAAACGCTATTAAGCGTTTGAAATGGAAAAGAAGTTGATGGTCCCCTGCTCGATTTTATGGAGTCGGTGTTCCGAAGGGGAGCACCATAGACTCAAGATTGGTCGTAGATAGGAGTGATGGGATCATCAAACCCCGCGTGTACCACGCATTACCTTGCCTTGTCCCAGACTCACCGTTTGGGATATTCAACAATTCCATTGATGTGGCTGCATTAGCAATCACTGAGAGACAGCTCAACCTTAAGGTTAATGGAATTCTCACAACACCAATTCAACCAGTTTCTGGGGCATTTCAGATCCCACTAATGGTGAAGTTCGCTAAGAAGTTGGCCTACATGGCGCGTAGACACTCCCACGTCTACTCCCACCGAGAGGTGGTTGAGATGTACGATGGCAGGAAGCGCAAAGTGTATGAGCAGGCTTTCTTGGAATTTCAGCATAGTGGCTGCCTCAAGAAACATTCGTTTCAAAGTACGTTTATTAAGTTTGAGAAGTGTAACGTAGATAAAGCACCGCGGATAATCTGTCCCCGGCACCCAGTCTACAATCTCTGTCTTGGTAGATACCTGAAAAAATCTGAACACATTTATTGTGAAGTTATAAACAAGTTATTCGGAGCACATACAAGTGCCACAGTGGTAAAAGGGCTCAATGTCATTGAGTCCGCTACTGTTATCCGACAGAAATGGGAACGTTTTGCAGACCCTGTTGGTCAGGGAGGGGACTGCACCAAGTACGACATGCATCATAGGGAGGATGCACTCAAGTTTGAACATCGTGTCTACAATGACACGTACAAGCAAAGAGCTCTAAAGAGGTTGCTTTCTTGGCAACTCGAAGAACATGGCACTGTACACAACAAGGACGGCTCAATTGTCATTGGTAAGAAGATGATTCGTATCATATATGTCACAGGAATGTCACATTACGTGAAACCTGAAACGGATACAAAACCCTACTTACTTGATGATGATGTTATCTACGTTGGCCAACCGGAGATCGTATTTTACCCAAAGCGTGCCTCGGGCGACCTGAACACATCGCAAGGCAATATTATAGTTATATGCGCGATAATATACTCGTTTATCAATTTCTATGGATTAGATATCGAGTTAGTTGATAATGGAGATGACTTCTTCATAATAAGTGAGCGGTCTTGCGCAAATTTTATATCAACCAACTTGCCACCATGGTTTCGGAATTTTGGTTTCATAGTTAATATGGAACAACAAGTAGATACTTTTGAGAGTATTGAATTTTGCCAGACCAACCCAGTGTTGGTTAATGGCCAGTGGCGCATGTGCCGACACCCTAAGACAGTGTTAATGAAAGACATCATGTGCACTGTACCGCTTAATGGTAAGAATGTTTTACGCAAGTGGTTGGATGCAGTCGGACAGTGCGGCCTCGCTATTGCTTCAGGGGTACCAATCCTACAAAGCTTTTATGCTATGTATGTTAGGAATGGTATTCCTTGTGGTGACAAGTTCAAGACTTTCATATTCCAGAACACAGGAACATTTGATCGTATGCAGGGTTTGACAGCCCTTAAAGTCAACATCACTGAGTCAACGAGATACAGTTTTTACAAAGCGTTTGGTGTGTTACCGGACACCCAACGAGACCTCGAAGAATACTTTGACTTAGTGTTCATAAGTGACACAGTTACCGAAGGACGTGAAGGACTACTTATCCGGGATAGTGGTCTCTCACACAATTCTATATTTTATGAGATACCATGGTAACTATTGCGGCCCTTGGTGGTCGGCTGGCAAGATCCAGGCGAGTGTTAATGACCCTACTGTTGAACCTATTGATGAATTTGATAATTCTTGTCGTATACATGATGCTGCTTATGCAGATGGAGCTGATTTGTACGATGCTGACTCAGAATTCGTCACGGACAACATGCTTAAGGGGCCTAAACGCACCCTAGCTGCTCTTGCGGTCGGCGCCCAACTGGCCATACGACAAACCCGGAATGTGTTCTACACGAAAAAGCAGAACATGACAAAACAACGATTACGAACGAACAACAAAACGAACCCCTCTTCAGGGAAGAAAACAAACAAGTCTCCCAACCTACGTGGAGCTAACTCAGGAAACGACTCTATGGTTGCCGCTCCGGTTTCCATAGCGACACGCCGAACTGGAATGTCAGCATCGGTAACGAATTTGAATGATGGCATTGTTCGCATTAGGCACCGAGCCTTTGTGAAACCCATCACTTCATTTTTGTCGTACACTGCCGAGAAATTGTCTTGCAACCCTGGTCTATCAGGATCCTTCCCATGGTTGGGTCAGTTGGCCAGAAAGTACGACATGTATAGATTTACTTCATTGAAGTATTCCTATCGTAGTGTCACGGCCACCAGCACACCTGGTGTCGTTATGTTGAGCTTTGATTACGATGCTGCAGACGATGCACCGACCACCAAATCAAAACAAGCTCAGACCATTCCTAACGCTGAGAGCAACTCTTGGAACAATGTAGACCTTGTTGTCAAAACTGATAACACCTGGCGTTTTGTACGACCAGGAATACTTGCTAATAATTTGGACGTTAAGACATATGATCTTGGCAGCCTATTTTACAGCTCCGTCTACGGTACTGGTGTAGTAACTGGTGAACTGTACGTCGAGTACACTATTGAATTAAAACGCCCTAGTGACGGTGTTATTGATTCTGGGTCTCAACGTTACAATACAACCGCTTTTAGTACTCCCTTTGCTTCCGCTCTCTCTCCGTCCGGCTATTTGCCTTATACTGTGACCACGAACAATCAGTTGACGTTTTTAACATCAGGTGAGTACGTTTTCACGATTTCAGCAACTGGTACTGGTCTTACCACAGCACCTTCAACACCCACCATTTCCACTTCAGGTTCTGGTCAGGTAGCGAATGTGTTTTCCATAGTTAACGCCACAGCTACTGTAACTACTTGCAGAGTCAGAGCCGAGAACGGTGACATTCTAAGCATCTCTAGTGCGGGTGCTGGAGCATCGCTTATTTCGATGTTCATTAGGGTGTCAGTGGCAGATTACGATACATTTTTGTAATCAGCTGACCTTGCTTAACCACTTGTTTGGTAATTCGCTAAAGATGGTGGATGAATGCCTGTGATGGTAACACGAAAACCCCCGTAAAAATTATTAGAGTTGAGATCTGCGTATGTACATAATAGTGCTCAACCGAAAGTTACCACCACCACCCCAAACCGTTTACCTCTGATCAAGGGTTTCAGACAAATGTATGGATTTGTTAGAAATGCACAGTGAGTGTTGCCATACCAACAGACTACGGGCCTCTAAAGCGTCCCGCATGTGTTCAGCATGTTAACTGTTCAAAACCAATCGGCTGTCACAAATAGTAGGATCCAAAACGAACATCTATATCGATGTCCTTGTTTACGATTCGGGCCTGCAGCTTTAATATACAAC